CTAAGAGTTCTCTCTTAGTGGTTATTTTGAAAAACTTTATACAAAACTTTATTTATTTTGCTTTATTGCAATTATTTTAAAACTTTTATTTGTTTTTCTTATTAAATATACCATTTCTAATTTTATTTTACTCTCATTTTATATTATTTAAAATGACTTATTCTAAATTTTCAAACTCACTTCTTAGTGACTTTGATCTTTTTACTCGACCAATTCTACAAGAATTTGGCCATCTATCTCATTCTATGAATTCTCTTTCTACTGCACAAATTGAGCGTTTTTACACCCTTTTGCGCAGATTTATTTTCAATACTCCGCAGGTAAACTTTGCTCAATACTTGGACCCTATTACTACTTGCCTATCCGGGTTTTTCAGTCGCAATGGCTTGGCCCTTGCTTCTGATATAGCCCGATGGGCTTCCTTCCTGCTTAATATCATAACGAGTATTGTTACTTTGGCTATGACAACGAGTACAACATTAAAGGCACTCACTATAACTTGCCTTATCTCGTGTACCACAGCTATTATTCTGGAAATAGTTACTAGTCGTGTTAACGCGCGACGTGCTCAGGAACTAATGTCCAGAGTCTCAACTGAGGTTGTTAATGGTTTCTCTGCTGAAATCATTAATGAAATTCTATCAATGGGTAGGCCCGCAATTGCCATTTCAGATGAAATAACACCCGAAATGGCGGTTACTGGAACTTTGGCTCTTGGCCAAAAGTTTCAGTTTCGTGATGAAACCCGTCCTCAAAATATCCGTACTGTAGCTGGTATGATGTGGGATGCTGATTTTAAAGGCACTCCTACTGAATACACTCCATTAGAGCGTACTGAAAATGGCCTTGAACCCATTGATATTGACAATCCTCCACCAACTTTAGGCGATGGTTATATTCGTCTTGGTGGAAAAATTCAGAAGTGGCGTCCTCCAACAATTGCCTCTGATATTACCTCTTCGTCCGAATTAGCTGCTGAAACTTTTCCTGCTGCTCATCGTCCAGGATACTTTGATGAAATTTCAGCACCTGGCAATTTAGAGGACATACCGTTGACTAGAAGTGAACTGTACCGTTCCACTTCGCTCGGCAATATACCACCACATTTGCTTCCTCTACCTGAGTCTCGTTCAGATTCAGGTGTTTCATCGTCTACTAAACCCTCTTCTAGTATTCCCACTCTGGAATCTTCTTTTACTCCAGTTTCATCTTTTAATCCCAACAACACTTTTGAAGGTGCTGTTTGGGAGAGACAAAAATCCGCCACCCAATGGTACAAAATCTGCAAGCGTATTTTATGCTTTGTAGTTTGTGCCACTGGTTTAATTATTACTAAAGGCGATTTGTCAAAGATGAATTATTTCATTACTTTACATCGCTTTAAGAAAGCCATTTCTGAGGAATTTGACAATGCTTCAGAAGTTGTTGACTGGTTTTGCAATGAAATTTGTGGCTTGGAATTTCATGAGGAAAAAGATGCTATTGAAGCATTACAAACTAAAATCAAGCAAGCCGATGAATATCTGTTAATGCAAGCAACAGAATTTGGCGTCGATCCCGTCAAATTCATAAAAATGCAGGCCTTTGTTAAGACCGTCTCTAAAATTATTACTGATAGTGGTTCTATTAAGGATCCAACTATCAAAAATTTAAGTACTATCCTGCAAACCCGTTCGGTTGCTCTTCACCATAAAATAAGTGAAGTGTGGCCAGTTGTTGAAGGATCAAAAATTCGACAATGTCCAGTCCCCTTACTGGTGCGTGGTGAGCCTGGTGTGGGTAAGACGACTTTAATCACCAATGTTATTATTCCAAAATTGGCAAAATTATTAGATCTTTCACCATCAACTTACATGGTAAAATTCACTGACAGTGATAAATACTGGAGTGAATACGGTGGCCAATCTTTTGCTGTGTGTGATGAGGCTTTTGATAAAGCCTCAGACTTACAGGATAATATGGTCACTGCACTCAACTCCGTTATTTCAGCCGGTGCTTACAACATGCAGGGTGCATTTATCAAATACCAACCCTGTTGTTTTAAGTTTATTTTTATCATTTGTAATTCTAAAACTTGCCCAAAATTGGCAAAAATGCTTTCCCCAGATGCAACTCGTGCCTTCTGGGATAGGTTAAATTTCCCAATTCAGGTTTCCGTAAAACCTCAATATCATTCACCTATTCGTGGCCAACATAAATTTCAGGACGATTGGTCACATATACAATTACATGAACAGACTTTTACTTTCAATGCCCAATCATCGGGTGATTGGGTTATAAATGGAGCTGGACGTCAAGTAAGTCTTGATGGCTTGCTCAAACGTTTAGTTACTTCTTACAACAAAGAAGCAGCAACATTCAAGAAGTCTCTTGATACCATTGCTGCTAATTGTCCAGCCACTCCTCAAGGTGAGGTAACTGATTTATCAAACTTTGTAGTTAACATTGCCGGTCGTTCCGGTGTTGGTAAATCATTTGCCGTGAGGGAATTGGTTACCAATTTCTCCCGCTACCTAAAACGTGGCATCCAATTTCATGAAGGTAAACTTAATGGTATTGTTGATCCTAAAAAGATCCAGGTTTGCAATGATATGTTACCGTTCAATGAAGAACATTTTAATCATGTTTATGATACCTGTAAGGGACAATTAATTTTTGTTACACACAATTTCCCTTACAATCCAAGGCGTACTCATATACCTGTTCTTGGCTATCAATATAGCTGGGAGTATGGTGTTTTTATGACGTACAAAATGCCAGCTACTGCAAGACGCGCTGGAGTTCCAGGGGTTCATGTAACTCCCTTTGGAAAGGTTTCTACCCCTAATTCTGAGGCAATTTATGCTGAAATGCACGATAGGGGATTTTTCCAAGTGTCTGGTTCTACCACCATGCAGACTGGAACATTTCAGCAGCATGTTTGGGCGCATTTTCTTAAATATCTCAGTTCTCACCAAGAAATTTCCATCATTGATGGACAAATGCCCCCAACTCCACCCGAGATTGATATAAAATTTGAGAGCATAAGTAAACTTAAGGAAGTCTTGAGTTCAGAAGCACGAACAGCAATGCTGCTTATTCGCCCTCAGGTTGATAACTATATCAATATTCCAAATAGGGATGCCATCTTTGGTGACGTTTCGATTGATCCAAAAGTGTTTAAGGTCCCGTCGGAAATTGATAGTTTTAGTGAAAGGGAAATTTTACTCTTAATGATACGTAATTTGCGTCATATAGGGGTTGATGTACCAGTTCGTGTCCAAGTTGGACACGCCTGTTACTTTGCCCACTACAATACTATCATTAAGAACACTCAAACTATGACCCATTCAATTTCCTTTGACCAGAGTAATCTTATTCTTTATTCACATTATGATGGTACTGTTGAGAGTATTCTCACTTTGCCCATTGAGACCGCCGCACATGGCTTTGCTTATGGGTTTAAGTGTAGTACTCCTGCTTTACTTGATATTCTATTTTCTTTTAAAAAAGAAATTTTAGAACATGAACAGAGTAGATTATATTTGGCGGAACAACATAAAAAGGAAATACGCATTCAAGCTGCCCGAGAAGTGCTATCGAAGAAACCATCGTATATGGCTCTTCTTAGGCAACACCCACTTTTTGTTCCTGCTTGTTGTTGCTTCGCTGCTTTAGGAACTGCAGCAGTGGCTTCTGTTATTGTTTATATTTATAAGCAATTTAAGAGCCCTGAAACCCCTATTAACATCACCGCTGAAGTTTCTACTGAAGGTATAAAGTGGGAAGATTCTGAGTATGATTACTTTAAGGAAAAACACCCAGAACTTAATGAAGAGGTTCTCCTTGCTTTACGCAAATTGCGTGAGCGTTATGGAAGAACCGCATATGAAGAACTTCCTGCTGATGAACTTGCTTTTGCTCAACAAGCTACGTTCCAGCCTCAATCATGGACTGAACAAGAAACTCGCGCCTTTGAAGAAAAGGCAAAACGATTGAAGGCTACCGATGAGGAAATACGTGCTATTAGATCCAATCGGGAGTCTTATGGAGTTGGTGCTTCTCCAATAATCTCAGCTCACGAACTAGAAAATGTCCGGAAAGTCTTGGGAACTTTCGTACCAAATGCGATACAAACCATGTTGCCTACTCATTCTTCATCGTATCTTCTTAGGAAGCTTGAGGAGGCCACTGTCGTTGTGTCGACATTTGATGGCGTTAGACAGTTGAACTGTTACGGCATTTGTATCAAAGGCAACTTTATATTAACAGTTGCACATATTGGTGTTGATGGTCTTTCCGTCACCTGTGATTTTTTGGGTGCACCTAAAACCTTTGACGCTATTTCATACAGTATTATTGGTGAGCGCGATCTCCAAATCCTGCAAATCGTTGACAAAACTTTTCCACCTGGTGCTGATATTATCAAGCACTTTATTGCTGACGACAAACCACAAACTATGGAATGTAATTTCATGGTTGTAGCAAAGCCTAATGTCGTTATGCCATGTGAAATAATACCAAATAACTTCCAACGTTCAATGTGGGGCTTTACTACAGGGGCTTTTGTGGCTTCGTTTCACTCTATTAAGACTGAAGTCGTCTTCGAGGGTTACTGTGGTTATGCCTATCTCACTAAGGATAAAATTGTAGGCATCCATGTGGGGGCTCGTGCCAATAGGCGTGGATTGCTCACATTGGCCTCACAAAATATTCTTAAGGCAATGTTGGAAGAAAAACCTCAGGCGTCAAAACCGCTTTCAGAGGAATGGTATTTGCGTACCTTTGCAAGGCCTGACGGGACTCCAATTTCGTCAGTGTTTCCACTTCCTTGCTCTTACTACGACAAGTGGGAATCTGTAATCTCAAAGCATGCTTTTGAACCAACTGATGGCATCTACGTATTGGGAAAAACTCATTTTCAATCACCATTTCCCAGGCGTGAAAAATTTTTTAGCACTGGCTTGGCGGAAATTCCATCTTTTCCCTGTGCTGTTGCCAACGCACCCATGAAACCCGTTAAAGGAACCGTGTGTGATGTTGTTGGCAGACCATCAATTGCTTTGACCCAGATTACCAAATTTGGAGGGTTTAGTGTTGTGCCTGATGAATCAGCTTTGGCTCTTGCCACCACTGATTTGGGAAATCTCCTTAGTTTAACCATAGGAGAAGAGTACGATACTCCTTACCCTTCCCCATCGTTGGACCAGGTTTTGAATGGCTATGAAATTGGACATCCTTTACGTGATTTTGTAGAGCCCATTGCGCTTTCTACCGGTGCAGGGTTTTACTGGAAAAACAAGTTCAAAATTTCCGTCAAACGTGATTTTTTTAATCAAATCCCTGACGAAAAATTTGTAACAAAAATTGTCTTCAAAGACACTAAGGCTGCCGAGCATCTGCGCGAAAATTATATGATGGCCTTATATGCTACTTTACAGCATGTGCGGCCATTATTTGTTAACTCAGATGCTATGAAAGCTGAACTTCTTCCTCTGGAGAAAGTTAAAGCTGGATCAACTCGGCTCTTTTCTGTCGCTGATATAGTAGAGATCATGTTGGAAAGAAAATTTTTCCTCCCACACATGGCTCTTCTTAATAAATATCACGAACAACTACCCTTCAAACTTGGTATTCATCCACAACGTGAGTTCCATTGGATTTACCAGGAAATGAAACACTTGGAAGGTCCAATTTATTCTATTGATTTTGCACGATATGATAAAAGTCACAATTTTCATTTTGTCTTTGCAGCATTAAATACTTTGTTGCGAGACCCACCCATGGCAAAGATTTTTTCTGAAATTGTTTGCCGTGGCGTTCATCATATATTTGACTTTGTTTATATTCGTGAAAAAGGACAGAACTCAGGTTCAGCTATTACAACTTTGCTGAACATGTTAATGACATATCTTCTTGTTTCATATGCATTTATTTTGCATTATTATAGAACTAACAAGAAGTATCCTAAACATCCTGTGTCTTATTACATTTGGATGTGTATATATAGTGACGATCTGCTATATAGTGAGAGACAGGCTAGAGTTTTCCCCATAGAGGCTTTTGTCTCAATTATGGATGAATTAAAACTCCAGGTGAAGTATCATGCTTCTGGTCCGGAGGGTGCGGAATTCCTTTCTCGCAATTTCTATTGTGAGCTTGGGACTGTTTATCCTCAACTGAAGCACTCATCTTTCACAAGACATCTTTACTTCACTACTTTGACCACAAGTGACCATCGCGCAGCCATGTACTCTTTGTTTTTAGATGAAGCTTCTTTTTATTCAAGAGATTACTTTAATAAAGCTTGTGCCCTTGTTTTCGCCATTCTGGAAAAGCAAGGAGATTCCATGACTCTATCATTAATTGACTGGAGATCATGGAATATGCGCCGAGAAATTCATCGTCGTTTGGTTTACAACAATGAACGATACACCTTAGCCCCTCTCAGCGTGGGTGATGCTTTCACAACTTTCCCTTCTGTGGAAAAATTCTCAAAAATTGTGAAACATCGTTATACTAAGGCTGTTGAAATTGTTTCTACAAATGAAAATATTGAATTCTCTGAACAACAAGTTTCAAACGAGCTTTATATTCCTATTACTGCTCTTTCTTATCGTTCTCAACTTCAAAATTCCAATAATCTTGCTAAAGTACGCCTTACTGCGCACAACCAGGCTCAACCACAAATGTCCCAACCAGCGAACGTTCAAGTAGCCCAACATGACAATCTTTCAGATGTACGTGCAGTTACAAGCCCTGTCGCTGCCACCGCTAAGGCTACAGTTTCAGATTATACCTCGAACGTTTCAAACATACCAGTGGCTCCAATTCCTCCTGTTGCTATCACAAACGCTGACGATGATTCTGCTCCTCTCGTTATCGGTAATTCCGACGCGGCTCCTTCTTTGCTCACAGCTGGCGGCGTTAGTTCAAACCTTCTATTACAGGCCTACCGGACCTGGACTAGAGTTGGGCAATATACTATTGCTTCTGATGCTGCAGCTGGTACTTCGATTTTCACCCTCCCCTGGTCTCCTTCTACGCTTCCTGGTGCTCCTGGTTTATGGTGCTCAATGCACGAAAGATGCACAGGATCTATTGAATTTGCGGTGGAGAATATTGGTTCTGAGGCGCTTACCGGAACATCCAAGGTAGGCTGGTTGCCAGACGTTGAAGCCTTCACTACTGAAGACTTTGAACGTGTTGGCAAATGGTTGAATATGCCAATGAACAAATCATCAGTTGGACATTTCATCGTCCCTGATGTACGTAAAGACGGATACTGGCGTAACACCAGTGAAGTTGCGAGTCACGGCATAGTAGCCGTTATTGACGTCCCACTTACAAATCCTTTTGGGGTAACGGGTGCTACTGTGACTCTCAACGTTTATTGCCGTCTTGGTGCTGATTTTGAATTAGCACTATGGCAACAACCAGTATCTCCAACTGCATTGCAACTTCTTCCTTCTACCACTTTTTCTGGTCTACAGCTGGATGGACTTCGTTTTCTTCTTGATGGTAATGAGGCTGGCAAAACCTTTCAAGGTTCTTTGCCACCCTTTAGCTCTCAGGAATTTTTGTATCTTGATGGAAATGTCCCTGGTAGTAATCATCTTTACAATCACAATACTTGTGGTGTGTATTTTACTGGTGACATGTCCACTGTTAATACAGTGTTAGTCAGCACTACTACTTTGCCATCTATAACTCCAGCTGAAGATGTTCTTCCACCAATTAATTATCGATCTGCTTCAGACTTTATTATGACACCCACACCTAAAATTACTCTTAGAATGGCGGACAGCAGTAAAATTGTAACTGAACCTTTTCCCATTACTGACTTTTCAATTCAATGGGATAACCAGGACATAGTTGCGGCTGGTTACACCATCATTGACGCAACTGAATCAACAACTGCCGATAGTGACCTAATTACGTGGGATACTGCGGCTTTGGGCGCTCTAGATCTTGACCTCGTTTTAACAACCTGGCCTTATTCTGTGTCTAATCCACTTCCTAATGATTACGTTAAAATTGCTTTCTCAACTTACACTGTTCCTCTTGACCTTGCCACAGTTGATACTGCTCTGGGTAGAGCTGTGGTTCCTCCTAGTTCAAAATATTTGCTTTTTACTAATTTCATTAAGTCCTTTGCTGGTGATGGAACCGTGGAATTTGACATAGTATCACGCTATGGCAGCGCGGCTTTGCTAACCTGCCGTTTTAGTGCTGATCTTGGTTTTTATGCCCGCTTTGTGACTTTTACTCCTACTCGCTCCTATTACGCTTCATCTACTTTAGATGACTGTGCTGTGGTTAATTTGCGTAAGGTGGAAGACGGCACTGTTTTTAGACAATCTCCAGAAACCGGCTTAATTCCTCGCTTTTCTTCCCTAGCTCAATCATTGCGCTCGCGACATTTGAACCCACAACGGCAGTCCCGCGTGACTTTGGATTTTATGAATAGGGAGCGTAAAATGCCAAAGTTTTTACCATCAGAAACCGGCCACATTCGACCATCGAAAGCTGAACAGTTTGATGATTACATTCCATTTATTCGGCCAAATGATAAGTGTTATCTTATCAAAAGTAATGTTGAACATTATTCTAAACGTGAGGTGCTGGATTTGTTTCCAGTTAGCCACAAGTTTATGCAAAAAATGCGAAATCGATCTCCTGGAATGATAATTGTTGAGCTGGCGGAGTATGATCTTCTTTACTACACTTACCCCACTCGCGTTCTAATTGCACGTCTACGGCGTGAGAATGGTATGCAACCACGCCACCAAGCTTCTGCTGCCATAATTGGCATGTCAATGGCTGGTGCTGCCTTATCAACCGGGGCTCAAACCGCGGGTGGAATGTTTGGTAAGAAGAAGGACCGTGAATTTGCGAAAGAAATGCAAGATGACCGTCAAGCATGGGCTACCGAAGCAGGAAAAGCTGGGATGGATTTCCAGCGTGAAATGTGGAATAAGAACACCGCAGCTGACGCCGTTAGAATTAAGGGTCAGTATGAACATGAATTTGAAATGCATAATCGCTCTGCGTTTCATCAAAACCGAATGCAGCGATCTGGGTTTCGGCAGCAGTCCAAAATGCAGGCTAACCAATTCCAAAACTCTCAGCAGATGCAGTCAAATGCGTTTGAGCAACAAACCGCAATGCAACAAGCGGATTTCGCCCATCAAGATGCGATGGCTCAAGCAAAATTGAATGCAGCTGCTACTGCGTTTGGGGTTACTAATCCTGCAATGCAGTCTTCTGCTTCCACCCAAACCCCAGGAACATCTACTGGGACACAAACTTATGACACCGGCACCCAACCGCCTCAGCGATCTTCATCGTTTTCAGGGGGGCTTCCTCCTTCTACTTTGGCCAGTATTAGGGCTGGAACGCGTACTTTACCTTTCGCTCCACCGCCCTCAACTTCTTCCAAATCAGTGGGAACCTCCATGAATCCTTTGTCCTCAATGAGGTCAGTTGGAACATCAATGGATTCTGATTGGGCTACCAGTTGGCCTTCTCCAATGGAGGCTTTTGGTTCTTCCCAATCACGATCATCCTATCGTGCAGCACGGCCTGGTCCGTATGTTGCAATGCCGAAATAAACCGATTGTGACAAAAACCGACTATACTTCTCCTAGAATAAGAATGATTGTTAATTTATGTGGTATATTCGTTTTATATTATTTGTTAGATTTTATATAGCTTTTATCTAACTATTTTTATTTGTTTTGTCTTATATTAATCAATATAATCAATATATATCTTACTTTTAAGTGCATAAGACCAATTAAGTCTCAAAACTTCAAAATAAAATAATTTTAAAGACCAATTAAGTCT